AAGGGCGACCGTGGTAGCGATGGGATACCAGGTAAGAATGGTATCGGTATTAGAAGCACTAGCGTCCTATACGGTCTATCTACTGCCGAAACGCTACCACCTACAGCATGGTATCAAAACCCACCATCATTAGTTAAGGGCCAATGGTTTTGGACGAAAACAGTCTGGACCTATACTGACAACACCACTGAAACGGGCTATCAAAAGACATATGTTGCTAGAGATGGTAATGACGGTAACAACGGTATTGCCGGTAAAGACGGGGTTGGTATTCGTAGCACTACGATTACTTATGCACAAGGTACGTCGGGCACAGTAGCACCAACAAGCGGTTGGAATAGTCAAGTGCCTAATGTACCAGCGGGGCAATTCCTTTGGACTAAGACAGTTTGGAGCTACACCGACAATACGAATGAAACGGGTTACTCAGTTTCTAAAATCGGTGAACAAGGTCCACAAGGTGTTAAGGGTGATACGGGTGCGAAAGGTGATAAAGGAGATACTGGTCCGAAGGGTGACAGAGGTTTGCAGGGTGAGCGTGGTCCACAAGGTCTAACTGGTCCACAGGGTTTGCAAGGTCCAAAAGGCGACCAAGGTATCCCTGGTATTAAGGGTGCCGATGGTAAAACACAGTATACCCACATCGCCTACGCTGACACGGTGTCTGGTAGTGGTTTTAGCCAAACCGACATTAACAAGGCTTTCATCGGTATGTACCAAGATTTCAATGTCACAGATAGCCGTAATCCACAAGACTATCGCTGGTCTAAATGGAAGGGCAGTGATGGGCGTGACGGTATTCCGGGTAAAGCTGGAGCAGACGGAAGAACACCTTACGTTCACTTTGCCTACGCTGATAGTGCCGATGGTCGAACTGGTTTCAGTCTGACACAAAATGGCAGTAAGCGATATTTGGGCGTATGTACCAACTTTGATAAAGCGAATAGCACTAACCCAGCCGACTACTCATGGAATGACACGGCTGGTAGCGTGTCGGTCGGTGGTGATAATCTGATAACTAACTCAGCATTTCCGGATAATCTGGATGGTTGGGGGTATTGGTTGGCTACGCAGCCTAACTCGAATTTATCTGTTTCAAGTCATTCGTTCTATTACAACGGTTCTAAGCCGTTGTTTTTGCTTTCAACAACAACAACAACAACAACGCCTAGTGCCACGTTGAGATTTCCAGTTAAACGAAATACCACTTATTCCCTTAATGTTTCGATTTTGGCAGGCGACAATCTAAAAGGAATGGACATCTATTTCCTTGGTCGTAAGTCAAACGAAACTGAAGATTTTAGCAAGGTAGTCAATATCAAGCATTTCGATGGTTCGCCATCCACGAGCGGTGTTAAGAAATTTCACTTCACTTTCAATTCTGGCGAATGTGATGAAGGCTTCATCCGTATCGATAACAAAGGGACGACTAACAGTAGCAAGTCGCTGCTATTCTTCACCGAGCTAGATTGCTACGAGGGTACCACTGACCGAGCGTGGCAAGCGTCACCGAAAGATTTAAAGGGCAAGATAGATAGCAAGGCTGACAGTGTGTTAACGCAAAGCCAGTTGAACAAGCTAAATGAGATCAATTCCGTAATGAAAGCAGAGTTAGATGCTAAAGCGTCCCTCGATACGCTGAATCAATGGGTGAAGGCTTATCAAGATTTTGTTAATTCGAATAACGCCAATCGCTCGCAAGCCGAAAAGAATTTGGCAGACGCAAGCGCTCGTGTTGCAAAACTAGAGAACAATCTGAATGATATGTCAGAACGTTGGAATTTCATCGATAGTTACATGGCATCGTCTAATGAGGGGCTTGTTATTGGTAAAACCGATAACTCTAGCTCTATGCTATTCAATCCAAATGGCAGAATTTCAATGTTCTCAGCAGGTAATGAAGTGATGTATATCTCGCAAGGTGTGATTCACATTGAGAATGGTATCTTCTCGAAAACGATTCAAATAGGTCGATTCAGAGAGGAACAAGATTACATCAACCCAGACCGTAACGTCATTAGATATGTAGGAGGTAAGTAAGATGGCAGAATATTGGTCGCAAGAAGAACGGGGCTACCGTGTTCGGATGACGATTGATCAAGTTAGTCAGAATGTCGAAGCTAACACTAGCACCATTCGTGTTCGGTTGACTTTATTTAACCGTGAAAAAACGTTCACACATATTTGGTGTAAGTGGTATATTGATGCCTTTGGTCAATATATCGGTGATATGGGATTTGCCGATATGTCACAAAAGAACTCGGAAGTTCAATTCATTGACAAAACTATCACAGTCGAACACAAGAACGGAAATAATACTTTTGGTTCGATTGCTTACTTCCATAGTTACGGGAACGGGGCTGGACCGCAAGACTTAACCGTTGGGCCATATACCATTACTTTAGATCCGATAGCCAATGCTAGCGTCTTAACCATGCCTAGTAATGTCATTTTAGGTGAGAGTGTTAATTTCTCTATCGCTAAAAAGGTAGTTTCGGCTAAGCACACACTACGATACTCATGGTATGGTCTCGAAGGTAAGCTAGCTGATAATATTGACACATCGTATAGATGGGCAATTCCAGAGAGTTTTGCTAACGACATTCCTAACAGTGCGTCGGGTTGGGGGACAATATTCCTAGACACATACGTCAATGGAAAACTAATCAATACGCAATCGAAAACATTCACCGCTGGTTTGTCGTTAAATAGAGTTAAGCCCACATTCTCTAGGATTGTATTGGCGGATGCCACTGAATTGACAAGGAATATTACTCAATCTGATAGACACTTCGTTTCTGTTCTATCTAAAATCTATGCACGTTTTGATAATGTTCAAGCGAAGTACGGATCATCTATCACGGGCTATTTTATGGAAATTGTCGGTAATAATAACACGATTTCTGCACCTAACGGAACTTTCCGTGAAATTTCCGTCAATAAAGATACACAATTCACGTTAAGAGGGTATGTTGAGGATAGTCGAGGGATTAGGTCTGATTCATACGAAACGACCATCACTGTTTTAAATTACTTCAGTCCAACGCTGAGGTTTGAAGTAACTAGAAGTGGTGCGGCTAATAGCACGCTTACCATTAAGCGTTTTGCTAGAGTTGCACCGCTCATGGTTAATGGCGTACAGAAAAACCCGATGAAGTTGACATTTACAACAAGAAACGTAGACTCTGATACCGAAACAATCGACAACGGTGGAGCTGGTGGAAGTTGGTTGCAGATTTCGGAGTTTAACGCTTCAAACGCAAACCTTGGGAACACGTACCCAGCCGATACGTCCTATATCGTGGTCGGTAAGCTAGAAGATAAGTTTACTAGCGCGTCATTCCAAGCGACCGTTACTGGTGACCGTGTGGTGATGACGTACGATAAAGAAGGCGTGGGAATCAATAAGTATCGTGAGAGAGGGGCGTTAGATGTTGATGGTTTAATCTATTCAAGCCGTAAGCAGATTCAGCATCACAAGCTGACTGAGCCAAACGGTGCAGCTATGGATACTAAAGTGGATAACCTAAACGACTATAGAACCACTGGTTTTTATTCGGTTCTAGGGAACTACCGAAACCATCCAGCATCGGGTGAAGGGGCTTATTTGCAAGTCGTAGAAAGTTTGTCTGGATACCATCAAACACTAACGACTATTTCTGGTCGAATGTTTAAACGGACAGTAACCAACAATTCTGCTGGTACATGGATTGAGTACACACCTAAACCGGAGAAACCGGAAAAGCCAGAACCACCAGTGGTTAGAAGCGAAGCTGACTTAGGATGGAAAGTGAAGTTGGCGCTTGTAAAAAAAGGCAATCTAGTTGTCGCTAGTATTGTCAGAGACGTTTACAAAGTCGAAGGAAATCTTGAATATGCGTCTTTAACAGTGAAAATTCCAGATGGTTTTAAACCATCAACACAAGTCCATTTAGTGGCTAATAAAAACAGTAGTTCTAAATTCATCGGTTCCGCAGTCTGGCATTTATCACCAGACGGTAGTATTAATCTAACTAATCAACTTGCCGACTCAGCCGTATACACCGGCACAGTCACATATCTAACAGAGGATAATTAAGAAAGGAAAATAATAATCATGGCACTTAAGATTACAAAACAACGCACAATCAATGCAGAATTTAACGTGGAAGAAGAAGGAGCTACAATCCTTGTCAAACAAACGTTTATCAGCGTAGATTCCAACGCAGTCTCTACAGTTCAAGAAAATCTTCTAAACGCTGAGCTCTATGCTAAACACCGTCAAGATATGCGTGCGGATGAGCGTGCTCTACGTGACTTGCGTTACAAAGTAGAAGATGAGATTTTGGCTGATACGACAGAGGCTTGATGCGTAAAAAAATGGGGGTAAAAAATAAAAGATGAATATTTCTGATTTGATTGACCACCTTGCCCCTACCATCGGTGTGATCGCAACGGGCTGGTTTGGTATGAAAGCTAGCAAGTCAGCTAATTTAAGCAAATCGCAATTCGGAGATTTAAAAAGCGAATTGGAAAATATCACCGATTCGGTTGAAGTCGTTCAACAAATCGGTGAATCAAACAACGAGAAAATCAACGAATTAAGCGACAAACTAGCAGTGCATGATGAAGCACATCTTGTTACCATGTATCTACGCCTTGAGCGTGACATTAACAAGGAGTTGGAACGTGGCTATACCACTGTTCATAATTCGGATGTCATCCATAAAATGCACTCTAGTTACAAGAAACTAGGTGGCAACGGGTATATCGATGCCCTATATAAGAAATACATTAATTTAGAAGTGAGGAATTAACATGAAAATTAACTGGTCTATTCGTTTTAAAAATCGTACATTCGTAACACGCTTTGCACTCGCATTGGTGTTGCCAGTTTTGGCTTACTTTGGTATCAAGTTTGAAGATATCACTAGTTGGGGAGCATTGTTTGGATTGTTTGGCAGATTCTTGTCTAATCCATACTTGGTAGGCTTGACAGTGGTCAATGCCTTGAATATGTTCCCAGACCCAACAACGAAAGGTCTTAGCGATAGCGAGCGAGCACTATCATACACTAAACCTTATGAGGACTAGCCTATGGCTAAGCTCATGACCTCTATCAACCAAATTGAGGGTGGGAATGTTCTCAAATCTGGGGACACCACTTCCGTTTTTGGTTTTGAAATTCTAGGGTACGATGGGAAACGCATGGGACTGTCTGGCACTGGTAAGCTCACGTTGTCAAATGACGAAATGGTGGCACTCTATCAAGATGTTGCTGTTGAAAATGGGCGTTTCTCATTCTCAATGGGTAACGTGGTAGCTACTGGCACTTACTACCTTGAAATCAAACTAGCCGGGCATATCTTTCCATCTAATAATTTCAAGGTGAAAGTGAAGAACTCGTTGAATGCAGATAGTGCTATTCCATCGGACAAGAGCCCTAAACTAAAACTACTAGCGGATGAATTGCGAGATTCCGGGTTGATTACTGGTGGCAGTGACACCACGGAAGACCTCGTCAATGTCTACAATCTTGCTAAAATTTGAAAGGAAACATAAATGAGTAAATTACATGATTTTGCACAAGCCGTAGGTGCTGATATCAAGGAAATCAAGGCATCTATTGCTAGCAAGACCGTTGGTGTCAGCGAGGAACGTTTGACACAAGCGATGACGCAAGTCAAGACAGATATCATCGGTAATGCACCAGAAGAGCTTGACACACTCAAGGAAATTGCTGATAAAATCACCGCAGCGGGTGGCAACACAGACAGCGGTATTATCTCTAAAATGACTGAGTTGGGCACTCGCCTCGACACCATTGAGCAAGAAGACCTTGTAAGTGTATATAACTCTGCGAAAGCGTGAGCGTCATGAGTAAGTTCACAGAATTTGCTCAAGCCGTTGGTGAGGATATCAAGGAAATTAAAGATAAACAATCTTCATCCTTGTCTATCAGCCAAGCGTATGGACTATTTCCAACATACAATAACTTTTTCCTACAAGTTATGGAACAAAATAAATTTGCGGCAGACCCACTTGTAACAAAATCTCAATTGCCAACGAGCGAAATTGACGCTTTAAAACAAAAAGTCGAAGATTTGGAAAGAATGCTTACGGAAATTAAACAGAGCATACAAAAATAATTATGAGAAAGGAGAACTATGACATCAAAAGCACAATTATTAAACACGCTTGATAGTCTCGTTAATCAACGTGTTACCGTTCCGACTAACCCTTATGGCGGGCAATGTATAAGTTTGATTGACTACATCTTGCAGTACGCCGGCTTGTTTAACCTTGATTTCAGCTACTTAAACGCCATTGACGGATTAGATCGTGCAGAAAGTCTAGGACTTAAAGTCACACGTTTTAACGGGTCAAACAATCCACCAGTAGGCAGTGTGTGGGTAACTAACTGCTTGCCTTACCACCAATTTGGACATATCGGTTTCGTAGTGGCAGAAAACCCAGACGGTACAGTTACTACTATCGAGCAGAATATCGATGGTAATGGTGATGCCCTCTATAATGGCGGTTGGACACGCAAGGTTACTAGAAATCTTGATAGCGCTGGTAATTTTAGCTATATCGACTGGAATGCACCAAGTCAGCAAATGGTTGGATGGTTTGAATTGCCATTTGATGGCATGGCACAAGATAATTATTTTATCGACGTATCAGCTTACCAACCGGGCGACCTAACTAGTATCTGTAATGCTAGTGGCACGAACAATACAGTTATTAAAGTGACCGAGGGTGTGGGCTGGGTTAGTCCAGTAGCTAGTCAGCAAACCAACACAAGTAATTGTATTGGTTACTATCACTTTGCCCGTTTCGGTGGAGATGTGGCAACGGCACAAGCTGAAGCGAATTACTTCATCAGCAATTTGCCATCCCATCCACGCTACCTTGTGTGTGACTATGAGGACGGAGCTAGTGGAGACAAGCAAGCGAACACTAATGCAATCCTAGCGTTTATGGATATCTGTAAGTCTAACGGTTTTGAGCCTATCTATTACAGTTACAAACCATACACACTAGCTAATGTGTATATAGATCAGATTACTGCACGCTATCCTAATAGTCTATGGATTGCAGCGTACCCAGATTACGAGGTACGCCCAGAGCCATACTGGGGTGTGTATCCAAACATGGAACACACACGCTGGTGGCAATTCACTAGCACTGGTCTAGCGGGCGGATTGGATAAGAACGTAGTTATCATCAATGATGGCGATAATTTAGCAAACAAGAAAGAGGAAGAAGAAAATATGGATTATGTAGTACGTAGCGAAAGCGGTTCTCAAGGATATCTTGGTGTTGTGAATGGTCGTGTGTTTGGTATTGGTTCAATGGGAACAGTAGACGCTCTACGTTCAGCGGGAGTTAAACACTTGACATTGCCAGACGATGATTTTGACCGATTCTTGAATAGTCAATCAAACGACACTGCGGCAGTTTCTAAAGCAATCAATGAAGCTAGCGCTTCAGTAGTTAAGGCTATCGAAGACCGAGCACAAGCCACACAAGGACAAACTGGTAAATAATAGACCACGCAACTATAAAACGAAAAGGAGTATATCACCTCCCCTCAGGCTGCAATAGGGATATCATGGCAGTAGTGGTCGAGCCTCAGCATTGTGCTGGGGCTTTTTTTGTGTTATAATAGTATTGGTTTTGAGGATAGCCTTCATAGGTAGACGCCGCCCATAAAAGGGCGTTTTTTTTAATTGTTATAAATTCTGATTGTGGTATAATATAAATACGGTAATAAACTTTACGAGTATCCTCTACTGATGGGTGATAGCGTCCAGGGTAATTCGTTGATGAGAGCTATGAGTTTAACTCATGGCTCTTATTTTTTTGTCCACATTTCTGTCCACCTTTCTGTCCACCTTTTTCAAAAAACTACGAAAATAAATAAAAATAAAAACTATAAAAACCTAGTAAAATCAAGTCTTTATAGTTTTCATTTATTTTTATATTCTATATCTTTTCGTTGGCAGGGGACATTTTTAAGCCTTTAACCATGCGGTTTTAAGCCATTCTGTCCACATTCTGTCCACATTTGTTTTATTTTTTCGTCGTTTCGTGATTTCTGCTCTTGTAATTGGTGGGCATAGACTTCCAGTGTGATGTTTAGATTCTCATGCCCTAAAACTTGCGATACAGAAATTAAATCAATATCGTGGGCTATCAGATAGCTAGCGTAAGTGTGCCTTAACGAGTGGACACGTACTTCACGACCAATGATTTTACGCAAGGTCTTATTAACTGCGTTGTTGGATAGTGAGGGCAGTAGTCTGCCGTCCTCGGTAGGTGGCAGTTGGTCGATAAAATTTATAAATTCATCATCAAGCGGTATTTCTCGGATACTGCTTTTTGTTTTGGTCGGTAGAAAACCAGTATTATTTTTATAGTCCCACGTTTTATTGACTGATAACATGCCAGTATCTCGGTTGATATCATCCACGGTTAAACCTAGACACTCAGCAAAACGGATACCAGTTTTGGCGATAATATAGAGTGCTGCATAAGACGCATATTCTGGATGCTTGCTTGTCTCGTAGATCAATCGCTCGTATTCCTCGACCTCTAGGAATTTGGTTTCAATATCACGCCCTTTGTTCTTAGCATTGATTTTAGCAAACTTGCAAAAGTTACGCTTGATATAGCCTTCATGCACTGCCATTTCGACGCATGATTTGACATGCACATTAAAACGCTCGACAGTATCTTGTGCGTGAGTTTTAGCGTAGCTATTCAGCACACGCTGGTATTGAGTAGCAGTAACAGATTTCAGTTTCTTGTCGCCAAAAAATAATTCTATCTTCCTCTGGGTGTTGATATATGCCTTATAAGTTATTTTGGAAACGGTGGGTTTCTTATAGACTTCGCACCATTGCTTAAAATAAGCGTAAAGAGTAATATCTTCATCAACATTCAAGCCGTCTTGTATTTTCAGCTCCATCTCAGCAGCAGCCTTGATGGCTTCAGATTTAGTACGGAAACCACCCTTTGACTTTGGTTTGCGTTTCCCAGTCGAATCGTAGTAGTTTATCCGATACTCCCAACCGTTTTCTCGTTTTCTGTATGATGCCATTGTTTAGTCCTCTATTATGGTATAATAAAAGGGTTGTGGTATTAATCTCACACACTCCCTTGATATAGTTTGGCCAGTCGAAAGACTGGTTTTTTTATTGGGTTAATCCATAAGCCCTTGTTGTTTAGCCCACTCAACTTGACTATCATGCCAGTTTTCGCGTGCTTGTTGGTCTGATTGTTCTCTTGCTATCTCAGGAGAATCGGAAGGCACTCCACCATACCCCGGAGTATACCCATATTGTTCAGTTGCTTGGTCTACTTGTGATTGCGTAGGGCCTACACCGTCAATAGGTTTTTCTTGCTGAGGTTGAGAAGCTTCGGTTTGCGTTTGTTCTTGTGGTTGTTGCGGTTGCTCTGAACTCGAACTACTAGAAGTTTTTGAAGTCGAAGAAGAACTATGCTTGCTTGACTTTTCGGAGTGTTTTGTTACTTTGACAGTCTTAGACTGTTTTGTTTCCTTTGTTTCCTTCCCAGACCGTGGCACAAACATTAAGCCAAGACAGAATAAAACTATAATTGTTAAGATATACCATTTGTATTTATTTAAAAGTTTCATATTATTTCCTTACCTTTCCTTACTACTCATATAACCAGCCACAATCCCACGGATTGCACGTTTATCTTCTTCAGTAAGAGTATTGCCGTTATACATGACGGCATTTTTTATTGCTTCATCTATGTCGTGCGAAGTTTTAGTCAGACTGTCCTCCAACTTCCAATCAGCTAGCGTATCTGGCGATATTCCTAGCAATCGGCACATTTTAAAAACATTTTCCGCTTTTGCGTTCATCACTCCACGTTCCAAAATAGAACGGACAGTCGTATAAGAGATGCCGCTTTCTGTTGCAAACGCCCTTACATTACCATACTTGGCAACAATAAGTTCCTTAATTCTTTCTTCAGCTTGCATATTTTGTACCCCACATTTTTTCTTTCTACATATATAGTAGCACATAAAATTGTATAGGTAAATAAAAAAAGTAAAAAAAATCGTACTTTTGTGTTGACAGTATACGAAAATTAGTATATACTTAAATCAAGCTTAAGGAAGGAGGAAGCAAATGAAAAACATCGAAGAAATTCGTAAGAGCAAAGGCATTACATTAGTAGACATTGCCGATTTGCTAGAAGTTGATTATCGCACGGTTCGTAGCAAGATTAACGGTGTTACAGATTTCAGTTTTGGTGAAACAGTGGCTATCAAAAAAGCATTCTTCCCAGAATATGAATTAGAATACCTATTCAGCGAACGTGCTGAAGCCTAAATTTTTTTAACCTAAATATACGAAAAATCGTACAAGTTAGAAAGAGGTAAGAATAAAATGGACAACCCATTCAAACCATTAGCTGACCAGTTTGACAGCATGCTGACGGCGGTCATAGCAGATAAAACAAAAGCGTTTGACATAGATCAAACACTACCATTGATTTTAACTGCTAAACAGTGTCAGTCAATGCTCGGAATTGGCAACTATACCGAATTTTTACGCATAACCAACCTTGACGGTTTCCCTAAAATCGACAAAGGTCGAGGGTCACAAATCAGATACCCACGGGACCCCGTAAGAGATTGGTTTAACAACAACTGGCAAGAGATTGCATAGCACATAACCCTAGCCGTAGCAGTGAGCTAGTGAGATATCAAAAAAAAACAAGCAATACCAACGATTGATATTCATAAGTCTCCTTAAATATATGAACCTCACTAGCTCTCTAGTGCGGTTAGGGAACAGAAAGGAATTAAAAATGAAAAAACTACTTAAATGGCTATTTGCAAAAGAGAAACAAGAACCAGAATATTTCTTCGAACCTGTATGGACACCATACGAAGAGAATGAACGCAAATATGAAGCACGCAAAAAACGTGAACAAGAGCTTTTAGCAAAATACGGAAACCGATAATATTACTATCTTTCAATCCGTAGCCACAGCCTCACCGTGGAGTGTAACATATACCTTTCCCCAAAAATATAAACTTTACTTTTTCCCACACAATCTTTCTAAATTTAAACATATTTACTTTACAAATAAACCGAAGCGGTGGGGCTATGGGTGCGGATTGAATGCACTAAAAAAACACGGGTAAGGGCCCGTGCAAGAAAATTATACCAAGGAGATTATACCATGAAAACACAAACAATTGCAAAACCAAGTTTCACTAAAACTAAAGCCTATGGCCTTTGTGGAACGATTGCTCTTGCCACAGCTCTATTGATTGGAGCTGGTGCAGTATCAGCGGATGAAGTAACTCAGCCAGTGGCAGACACTCAACCAGCGGTGGCGAATGTCTACACCGCTGATAATGCCGGCAATGTGACTGTTGCACCTAGCGAAACAGTGGCACCCGTAGCGGAAACACCAGTATTTACTCCACCAGCACCAGTAGAAGCGCAACCGATTGCAGAAGCACCAGCAACAAGCACACCAACCGTTGAAACTCAACCAGTGGTAGAAACACCAGTAACGGAAACAGTAGCACAACCAGCCGCAGAAACGCCTAAACAGCCTACTGAATTTGTCAAAGAAGACAACGAAATTAAAGTAACTAATCCAGATGTTGTCGTTGACCAATCAAACGGAACTGGTAAATACAGTGGTTTTACAGTGGAATATAAAGACGTTAAATTCCCAGATAGCATGCCTATCAACGAAGGGGATAAGGTAACATTCAACCTTCCAAAAGAAATCAACTTCCAAACAAACTATGATTTTGATGTCTATAACCCAGAAAAAGCTGTTGTTGGTAAGGCTTCAACTGACCCTAAGACACAAACAGTAACAACTGTATTTAACGATTACTTCAAGAACCATCCACTCAATAAACAAATGTCATTGAAGCTCGATGCTAAGTGGACTGACAAGGTTGAAAGTGGCAAGCCAGTTAACGTTAATTTCAATGGTACAGTGGTTACTGTTAATATTGGCAAAGAACAAGAAATCGGTAAAGATGAATTACTTTCTAAATGGGGCAGCCAAGACGAGAATGACTCAACTGTTATCAACTGGACTGCTCGTATTAACTACGCTAAACGTCTATTGAATTACGTCACAATCATTGATGAGATGAGTGATAATCAAAAGCTTGTTGATAATTACTTCGAAATCAAATCGATTGAAAGCGTAGACCCTTGGATTGATAAAGGTTCTGCTATGGATTTAGTAAAATCAATCAGTAAATCAGACCACGGTTTCACAATTAAAATGGATCGCCTTGATCATATGATTTATATTAACTATAAAACTAAATTGATTAAGCCGGTTAAAGATAGCGTAAACCCAACCAATAAGGTTGAGTTGAAAGCTGAGTCAGACGGTGCTATCTCACACAGTTATGTCCAACTTGTCGGTGGTAAAGGTGACGCAAGCGGTGAAAACAAACCGGAACCAACGTTTGAAATTCCACACGATGCACCTAAAGTTGAAATCCCTGAGTGGAATGGTGGGGTTACACCTCCAGACGCTCCAGTATTGGACAAGCCTGAATGGAATGGTGGAGTAATTCCGAATGATGCACCTATCTTGGACTTGCCAGAGTTGGAAATCCCAGAGGAACCAACTAAACCAACACCAGAAAAACCAGTGGTACCTAACACACCTAAAGAGGTGCCTAATAAGCCCGTAGACGCTCCAAAAGCGAAAGAGGTAGAAACTACCGAAGTGACTTATAAACTCGATTCTGTGCCGTCTGAGGTGGCAAATACGCCGGTTTACCGTGCGGCACTTCCTAACACTGGTGAGAAAGAAGGCATCATGTCAACTCTTGGGCTTGTAGTGATTGCCGCTGGTATCACAGCGTTGACATTGACTTTTAAGAAGTACAACGAAGGTGAGGAATAATAATCATGAAAGAAAATAACAAACAAGTCGTATTTTACAGCGCAGAAAAAGATGGATTTCTTAAAAGTTACAAGGACAAAGAAAGTCTAGTGTTTACAGCAGTTTTTGACGACCGTCTTTGGAAAGCGCTACAGTTACCGGTTGAGTTTTACGAAAAACAAAAAAACAATATCGACAAGCTCGCTGAAGCGTTTGACTGTGAAGTGCTTATCGTAGAAGCTGAATATAACGTAACTAAACTTGACGGTTCTGACTTTGAACGCACGGAGTGTGAAGAATCCATTGAAGACCGCATTAAAACACTTATGAAATTGTTTGCGAAGTAATTAAATAATCAAGTAGTGGTGGGAGGGTAGGCATTAAAGAATTATGACAACATTATATGAATTAACTGGTCAATTCCTTGAAATTTATAACATGGAAATTGACGATGAAACCAAGCTCGATACACTCGAAGCGATTGACTGGACTACCGACTACGAAAATAAAGTAGAAGGCTATGTCAAGGTTATTAAATCGCTCGAAGCTGATATTGAAGCTCGCAAAAACGAAAAGAAACGCTTAGATGGTTTGAATAAGTCAGACCAATCTAAAATCGACAACCTCAAGGCTGCTCTTGCTACTAGTATGGTTGAGACTGGTCAGGATAGAGTTGACACCACTCTCTTTAAAGTTGGCTTCCGTAAATCGAAAGCGGTAGTAGTGGACGAAGATAAACTTCCTAAGAAGTATCAAATCGTTAGCTACAAGCCAGACAAGAAAACGATTAAAGAGCTACTTAATAGCGGTGCTACTATCCGAGGTGCTGTACTCGAAGAAAGGAGAAACCTAAGTATCCGATGAAAATTCTTGCGATTGACCCATCTTCAGCCAAGGCGGAAACAAGCACTAACGGTATCGTCTTGCTAGACAATGCAAGATTAATTAAACATTGGGTGGTTGGCTACAGTGTTAAGGATATCCGTAATTGGTATGAGAACGAAGGGCGATTTCTAAAAACGGATATTGTTGTTATTGAAAAATACGAAGCCCGCGACAACAATCTCGCAAAAGATAACAGTGTTTTAGAAACAATCGCACTGTTTCAAATCTTATTTCCAGACGCTATCCTTCAGCGCAATGCTGGGTATCAATCAGACATACCAAATTCCTTATTAAAAAAACTAGGGCTTTGGAAGTTCGACAAATCCCATCACCAAGACGTTAGGGCTGCTGCAAGATTAGGCTTGTTTTGGGCCATGCGAAACGACATAGAAGAAGTCGTCCAAGATATCGGAAAGGTGGTGAGTGCACATAGCAATCACACTTAGAAAATGGCAAGCTGAAGCAGTCAAAAGGAGCGACAGAATAGAACCCGGAATATTCTTAGAGGCTTTGGGCGGTCGTGGTAAAACATTCTGTGCGCTGGCTATCGTTAAACATAAATGTGCTAAGAAGATTGTGATTCTAAACAATCGTCTATCTATCCTCAAAGGATGGGAAGAATCGGTCGAAGCGTTTGGTTTTGATGATGATGTAAGTTTCATTATCCAGACGGACAGAAAGTTACAAAACACGCTCAAAAAAGACTCTCGTTTAGACTGTGACCTACTTATCATTGATGAGTGGCAGAACATGTCGTCTGATAAACAAGTGGCCTTATACCGCAAAATAAAACGCAAATACACTATCGGGTTATCAGCTACGCCTATTCGAAAAAAAGGCCAAAATTTCTATCCGTTAGAAAAAACCATATTTGGATATGCAGAACCTAATCGAAAATTTGATTGGCAAAAACAACACGGCAAGATGGTATACGATAGATTCTCTTACTCGAAGGAAAAATGGGAAGATTTCAGAGATTATGAAAGTTATATTAGTCGTCTCCCAAACTTTTTTAGATGGGAAGAAATCGAAGAAATCGAGAACGCCAAAGAAAACAATGGTTTCGAGATCAAGTTTTTCAAAAACACCATCGATGCAGGAAACCCAGAGAAACTAACTATTTTTAAAGAATACAACATCGTTGAAGCTAATGGCAAATATGCAATGGCTAAACAATCGTTTGGTCGTAAAACATTTGAGCGTTATCTTGTCCAAACTGGAGTTGATGTTGATTTTCCAAAATTGAAAGCAGTTAACAAAGACACACCTCTCATGCTCACCATTGACGGTTTAATTGAGAGGGCCCCTCACGACATGTTGATTGTCAGCAAGTCCAAGCAGGTTGTAAATGTCATCCATGAGAGACACCCAGATATTGGCATCTGGACAGGAGATGTCCAAGAAGGACTTGATAAGAAAGTGGTTGTAGCCACTAGCCAAGTCTTAGGCGTAGGAGTAGACGGCTTGCAACATAAATATCACACGATTGTTGTTCTTGATCCAGTTGATGAAGATTCTGGAGAGTATGACGACTACCGACAACTTCTTTGGAGGATAACTGGTAGCAGACAACAACACGATGTGAATGTTATTGAATTTTACTACAAGGAGAAATAATGAGTTTTACTTTACCAGAAAACAAACCACGCATCCCAAAAGATACACCCCGCAATTACTTCATTTATGGGGAAACCATGAGCGGTAAGTCTTATTTAGCTAATGAGTTCCCTAATCCTATTGTTTTGAACACGGACGGGAATGCTGAAGCTAATAGCGTGCCTAGCATTCAGTTGGTTAACGCCAAAGATTCTAACGGTCGAATCACTAACTCAGTGATCAAGCAGTTAGGAGAAGTCTTGCTCGCACTTCAAACACAAAAACATACTTACGAAACAGTAGTTATCGATGTTATCGATGATGTTATCGAAATGATTAAGATTGCGGTCTGTGACGAGCTTACACCAAAAGGTAACCCTCGCTTGAAATCACTGTCTGAAATTCCTTATGGGAAAGGCTACGATTTCTTTAATCAAGCTATCACGGAATTAGTTATCGATTTAAAAGCCCTACCTATGAATGTTATCTACATTAGTCGTCAAGTTTCAGAATACGACGACAAAGGCAACGCTACTAAGGACAAACCAAGCCTAAAAGACAAATACGTTAACTTAATCAATGGTAACTCAGACTTGATGATCCACACTGAGAAAATTGGGAATAACTACAACCGTAGCGTTGACCGAAAACGTAAAACTTACTACGCTGACCAAGTTGACGACAAGGCTATTCTTAAAATCCTCACCACTATTCGAGGTGCTGTTGAACCACCTAGGCAACAAAAAGCAGAAAGCAAACAAGAAAATATACAACCTAAACAAGTAGCACAAAAACAAGTTGCTGCTACTAACGATACAGATCTATTTTAAAAAAACAAGAACACAAAAAGGAGAATAACAAATGAGCTTACTAGATATCGCAAAATCAATTAAAAAAGAAGGTTTCGACCCACGCAAAGACAGTGCGAACGGACCAGCTCCGATTCCAGCGGGGACTTATCCAGTCGTTTTAAAAGATGCTAAATTCAATGTATCTGAAAGCGGATGGGAAAGCATTTCTTACCAATTTGAAATCCGTGGCGGTGATTACGACGGACGCACTGAATATGCAAGTTTTGGAACACTTTCTGAATGGAAAGGTAAAGATATTAAATGGTCTGTTGAACGCACTATGAAATTCTTTATCAAGGCTCTTGTCCTTGCAGGAGATAACATGCAAGGAACTGAACAAGACGGGAAAGATTTGGAAGAGTCTCTTCAACACAAAGCAGTCGGTTCTTACTACAACCTTGTGATCACAGAAACACAAGGTAAAGGTGATAAAGTTTATCGAAACTACGACCTTGAGGAAGACGTTTCACAACCTTTTGGAAACAGTAATCCAATGGATATCTCGGACAAAAACCTCCCTTTCTAAATCGCGGGCGTTTCTGGATAGTAGATACTACCGATTCAGATATTGGCCCATTCGCTACGTATGATGAAGCGTTTAGCGAAATGCTCAAATACTTAAGAATGACGGAAGCAGAATATCACCACAACTTGCTCGCTCAAGAACTTGTGTATGTCTGTCAAGAGGAGTAATTGCGATGGCTAGCATGAAAGACTACGCTTTGAAATATCAAAAAATGGGTTTCTCAGTCATCCCAATTCACCCAAAGAACAAACGCCCTTTGATTGACTTTGCTGATAAACCAGCAATGACTGAAGAAGAAATTAGCAATCTCTGGGACGGTTTCCCTAATGCAAATATTGCACTAAGAACGACCAATTTCTTTGTTGTCGATATTGACAAACACGGTAAGAGTAATGGTTTCGATTCTTTAAAAAAATGGCCTTATTTGAATCTAATAGAGCCTACCTTACAAGCCAAAACCGCAAGTGGTGGCAAACATCTATTCTACTTTAAAAGGGATGATGCCCCGATCTCTCAAATGATTGGTTTTCTCCCCGGCGTTGATATCAAGGCTCACGAAAACAACTATGTCCTCGTAGCACCTTCAGCGACAGACAAAGGTATTTATGAATGGGACTTGGAGAAATCAAAAGAAGGGCTGACGATGGTAACGCCATCGAAAGAACTTATCCAAGCCATTAAAAGACAGTATCAGCTTACCAACGATTTTAAAGGTGATGGCACTGATGGTTTAAGAGCTCTCAAGAACAGAACATACACTCGTGAGAGAACTAATACTACAGACCTATTTGAAACTATAGTAGTTGGGTTTGGTGACGAAGGCGGACGGAATGACAAATTAGCCAGTTTTGTGGGTGGTTTACTCACTAGAGCGGTCGATGATGAATTCGTTGTCCAACTCGCCCATATTGCTAATAACAACAGCCCAAATCCTCTAAGCACTAGAGAAGTTGATAGAACGGTCGAAAGTATGATCAAGAAAGATAGGAGGTGATAACAATTGGTAATGTAATAAGTATAGATACGAATGTAAAAATGACGCTAAACAAGGACGGAAATATCAAATCTAATAGTCCAAGTAATGTTCTGAAAGCTTTTAAATCGGATGACCAGCTAAGTATTTATCTAAAACACAACGAGTTCTCGCAAGAACACGAGATTACAAAGGATATAAAAATCGGGAACACCTTTTTAAAAAAAGGCGAGCTACCATCTAACTTTGATTCTGTTGTTAAAGTCTATTTTGAAGATGTTTTGGGTGTCGCTTTTTCTGGCCAAGCCATGCTTGATGGTATGGAAACGTTCTTCTCGGAACGGTTCTACAACCCGGTTAAAGATTATATGGAAAAAGCCGCTGAAGAATGGGACGGCAGAGAACGTGTCAGTCGTATTCTACAAGTCTATCTTGGTGCCGAGGATGCACAAATCACCTCCAAAATCGCTAAGATGTGGCTGGTCTGTGCGGTAGCTAAAGTTTATGATCCTTATGCAAAAGTCGATTATGTTCTCGACTTAGTTGGTGGGCAAGGTGTTGGTAAAACCTCCTTTCTCCAAAAAATAGGTGGTCAATGGTATACCGATGCAGTCACTGATTTTTCTAACAAGGACAATTACGACATCATGCTAAAAGCTCTAATCGTCAATGATGACGAGATGGTGGCCAGTGAGCGTATGTCATTTGCCGAAACTAAGGCCTTTATCTCAAAAACAAGCCTTAGATTTCGTAAACCGTACATGCGACGGACGGAAGAATTTGCGAAGAACTTCGTTCTCGCAAGAACTACCAACCAGCGTGAGTATTTGAAAGATAAAACCGGCGAACGTCGTTTCCTTCCTATCCTCGTTAACAAGGACAAACAAGTCAAACATCCAATGGAGATGAAAGAGGAAGTTGTTAAACAAATTTGGGGCGAAGCAGTCACGCTTTACAAAAACGGACATCCACTCATGTTTGACGACGCTACTGAGGAAGAGCTTAACAAATATCGAGAGCGGTTTATGTATCGAGACGAAGTAGAGATACAAGTTATTGATTACTTGGATATGCCCGTGCCTAAAGAATGGGATTCGTGGTCTATTCAAAAACAACATCAGTACACACAACGCTATTTTGATAATGACTCTGAATTAGAAAAAGGTGATAGCAAAATGTCTAAGGTATCAACTCGTGAAATTATGTATAACCTTTTCATGAGAAATTCGAGTGATAGAAAACTGTCTCGCAAGATCAGTATTATTGTCGATGGGCTGCCAGAGTGGGAGAAACGCCCGTTTAAACGAAATGGAAAAACCTTTAAAGGCTATATCCGTGATGAAGATTATTCTGAATAAAAAAGCATAACAAAAGGTTACCAAAGTGTAGTAACCGATTTAACGGTACGGTAACTTTTTAAGGGGAAAGTGACTGTAGGTTACCGTAAAAAAAAAATACGGTAACCCCCTCAACCCCTTGTGGCTCTTGGCTTTATACTATATAGGTTACCTAGTTACTATAAATAATAATAAAAGTATAAATATATATATATCTATAGTATGAAATACTATAGGTATAGGGTTTGTAGCTGAAATAAAGAAAGAGAAGAATGTTTTTTAACAAGTTTTTCGAAAAATACGGTAACCCGGTAACCGCAGAATAATACTCAAAAATGATTAATAAAAAAACTAGGATAAAAAAATGGTAAAACGGTGGACTGATCGCATGGCTGGCATTAAATATGCACCAAAGCCATACGATAAATCGGTAACGGTGTTAGAACGTGTAGAGTATTTTAGACACTGGTTTTATATCACGCATCAAAAGAAAGGTGTGGTAGCAACCAAGCTAGGTATTGGGAATAAGAAACTCAACCGCATTCTAACGCTGGAGCAGTTACCGGATGAAGAATTACTAACGAGGATGATGGAACTATGCAAGTAAAGGAATACGCCTTATACAAGGGTGAGGAATTACTGGCGATGGGAACTAAGCGTGAAATCGCTGAACAATTGGGTGTGTCGGCTAGCACAATCGGTTACTACGGGACGCCAGTATACGCTCGTAGAACATCGGATAATGGAAGGAGATTGGTAAAGTTATGAAATACAAAGTTATCGTCTATTACGACAATATGGAGGATAGTGAGCATATTTTTAGCAACAAGAACGACGCTATCAACGAATTGCATCGCTTACGAGGTGTGAAATATCGCAATGCAAGGAAGTATAAGGTGGAAATGGTGGAATGTGATGGATAGACAAGAAGCAGTACAAACGCTATCGAAGGTAGGGAAGATTTCTGTATCGTACGCAGAAGACTTGTATGACTCATTCTTTCCTAAGCCAGTCGTTCCGCAGTATGTGGCGGATTGGATTGAGTATTGCAAATTTACTAATGTTAATCTGGTTCAGGCTTTATTTATTAGTGATATAGATTTTTACAATTATGGAAGTCAAGAAGATTGTTCAAAACTAAAAGAATTTCTAGGAACAGAGACAAACCAAGAAATTTTCGCTAGAGCATGGCTTGATGGCTACGAGGTCGAGAGCGAGCCTAGATATACAGTTGAGTTTAAAGGGATTGACGACAATTACAAGTTTTTGAACTATGGTACATCTTTTAAAGACTGGACTTTTGATGATAGTAAAGGCGCGAAGGGGGTAAGAGTAGCCCACACCCGCAAAGAACTAGAAGATGCCGGTTTCGGTTGGGTATTCAACTGCGAGGGAATTGAGATTGAGGAGGTGGAATAGGTGAATGAGGAGTTTGTTTTAGAGTTAAAGAAAATATTAAATTGTTTTCCTGGCTCATACATCAATCGCAATCTCGAAGTGATTCTTATTCCAAAAACCAATACCTATTTCTCTCTCGTGGGTTGTAGCACAAAGAGAGATATAGTTGCAAAGGTCTTGATGTGGTGTACTAGAGATATTTCAAAAGCCCGTCCTTACGAATACCACAAACGAAATATTAGATTTTATGTCGAAAACAGAGAACGACTAGAGAAATACCTTGGGAAAAAAATAAATGTTGATGTTATTTATCACAAACTTGGGAACGGAATTAACAAAGGATTAACTTATCAATTTATAGATAGTGGTTTTGATATGGATTTATTGTACGAAGAGGTGGACGATGGAAACGATTAAATTTATTTTGATGGTCGTAGCTGCGGTTTACGCCTGGCGCACGCTGTTTGGAGGGAATGATTAATGGCAAAATTTATCGAAGTAAAACCTGTTAATTTTGTCGGCGAGAAACATAGAATTCTGATCAATGTTGAAAAAATCGACTACGTTCAGGAACAAGAAGGAGGCGTGACATCGATACATCTATCGGATGTACCTCTAGGCTATTTTGGCGAGAAGGATTTATTCCCCAAATCTCTGCATGTAGCAACGCCGTATGACATTGTATGTGACGACATAATGAAAGAAGCAATTAAAAATGAACAGACTTAAACAATTAAGGAAATCAAAGGGGATGACTCAACAAGAGTTAGCTGATTTGGTTGGAGTTACCAAGGGGGCGATTATCCACTGGGAAAAATACGGTTTTAGTAGCGCAGATAAACTCCAAAAGTTAGCCGGTACTTTCGGTGTATCTATTTCATATCTGCTAGATTACGATACCAATAACACATTCTCAGAGTTAATCGTCAAAGTCAACGAATGGGCTATTAGTCACGGGTTGGACAAGAGCAATCCCAAAACTCAATGGATGAAAGTCACGGAAGAAGTGGGCGAGATTAGAGACGTGTTTCTAAAACCTAACGATTTCGCTGATCCAGAATGGTCGCTAAAAGACGCCATAGGAGATTCAATTGTGACGCTGATTGTTTTATGCTTGCAGCTAGGATACGACGTGGAAGAATGCCTCACAATCGCTTATAACGACATTAAAGATAGACAAGGAGTAATGATTGATGACAACTTTATCAAAGAAACCAAAACGAGATAACCAACTAGGCATAGCTACCGCCCTACTGGTTATCTCCTTAGCTATCAACATTGGTACAGTAATCAGCGTAGTTAATCGACCAGTAGAAGCTATCGTTGTGCACAAGGCTGATAACGCCACCGTGCTACATGGAAAGATTACTGGCAAGGAAATGGTCGGAAAACTCTACACGCTTGATTGTGGGGCTTATGGGAAATTCCTAGTGAGTAAGGAGCAGTACGATAGTGTGAACGTCGGGGATGATATTCCCAGCTATCTGAAAGGGAGAGGGCAATGATACCAAGATTTAGAGCATGGGATAAAGAGTTCAAGGAGATGGTGCAAGTTGATGCACTGGTTTTCGATGAACAAATTATCAAAGCAACCTACAAGAACGGAAATATTGTAAAAGAGGACTTAAAAAATTACGTTCTCATGCAATCAACTGGACTGACTGATAAAAATGGCAAAGAAATTTTCGAAGGGGATATTATTGATTCGTACGACGTTGGACTATCCGGCATAATTGAATTTAGACCAGATTTAGGTGCGTTTGTTAGCACGCTGATTGAATACCATAATTTTGAGCGCTTGTGCAATGTTGCTAACTCGGCAAAAATCATCGGGAATATATGGGAAAATCTAGAGCTGGCAGAGGTAGGCTCATGATCGTGAAATACAAATATTCCGGATTGACAGAGGAATTATATCAACGGCTGGTCAGTGAACATGCGGCGCTGAGAGAGACGTACAAAAAAGGCTCTTATAAACAGCATTTTCAAGAGGTGCGACAGTGCAGTGAAGTGCAAGCACGCATCATTTACCAAGCATTCAATAGTGCGGTGGTGGAACGTGCGAGGATATCGCCCCAAACTGTCGACCGCTTGAAAGGCATTATTTCTGATGAATTATTCGACGACCTTCAAGACTATCTGTCTACTAATTACACAAGAGGTAAAACCACGCGCCCTGTTTTGAATAAAACCAACGCAGGACTGCCAGAGGGGCTATTTAAACGGTTCCAGGAAGAAGTGGAAGAACTACGCAAGGAGCACCCTAATAACCTAAACAACTACATTAGAGAGGTTAAAGGCTGTGACCAGAAAACAGCTAACAATACCCAAAACGCCCTCAATTGTTGCTATGCAGAAAAAGCTGCCCTAACACCGTTGAAGGCTATCCAAATGGAAGGGTTACTTTCAAGAGGGCTATTCAGCGAGATTATTGATTATGTATTTAATAACTATGAATGGAGCGAGAGATTGGACAATGAAGTAGATCGCATCATTCTTAAATATCGTAATAAAGGCAAGATAGGTCGCAATAAGATGTCAGTCAGAAAAGCTCTTTATACAGCTTACATGTTAGGCGTGTAGCTAGAACGGTCTACGAGGGTTCGACTCCCTCACTAGCTATTGTCTGTCAAAATATCCAAGAGACACTTTTTTAACACTTTTTCAACACTGTCGAGCTGACAGACCTCGACACCAAAAATCCAGTAAATAATAAGTTATAGAATCGAGGAATCCTTTTTTATTTTATTACCCTAGCCTTGCATTGCTGGTGGCAAGGCTAAATCTAATGCATGGGAGGTGGTACCCTAATCCTTCTTTATTCTTGTATAAAAAAAGACCCAGACTAATGCCCAGGACTGTTCAAACGCTAATAATAATATTATACCATAAAGGAATGTAATTTATGAGAACGGTGGAACGGCTGCAACAAATCAAGGCGCTTGATAGATATATTGACAGTCAGATAGAACAGATTAGAAGACTGGAATCGCAAGCGCTCAAAGTAACGGCTGGAGCTATGCAAACTGACATGGTGCAAGGTGGTAAACGTAAGGGTAAGGATGACATCTATGTGGAACTTATGACGGCTCGTGAGGAAGTAGAACGCTTCACGGCTGAAGCTATCAAACAGAAACTGGAGTTTCGTAGACAGATAGCAAACGTGGGGGATATAGATGCTAGGTCCCTACTGCAAATGGTATACATAGACCAGCTAGATATCTGGCAGATATGCGACCGCATGGGCTTTAGTAAGGCTACCTACTACGTTAAGTTAAGACAAGCTGAGAAGTATTTGGACTAATCTACAGTGGTATATACCAATTCATACTCCACTATACTATGGTCGTGGTAATATAGTATTATCAACTTAGAAGGACACAGTGGTGTTCTTCTTTTACTTTATCTGAAAGGAGGTATGCCAATGCCAATGGTCAGACGATGTAAGGCAGAGGGGTGCCGTGCCTTAACAGAGAGACCAGCACACTACTGTACTACACATCATAGCATGGAAGCAGCATACATGGAAGAGAGACAGAGATACTCACGCACTAGATACAACAAGCGAGTAAGGAACCGAGACGATGAGAGTAAGGAACGGTATGCGTTCTATCGTTCAAAGACTTGGTCTTCTATTCGTAAGATTGCATTAGAACGTGACAACTATCTATGTCAGTACTGTCTAGCGTTGGGTGTGACCACACCAGACGCTCGTATAGGCGACCACGTTACACCCGTTGAAATTGCGCCAGAACTTAGGACTGAAATTTCAAACGTAGTAGCAACGTGCAGAAGTTGCGATAACACCAAGCGGACATTAGAGCAAGAAATCTATGGTACTGGTCAAAATAGGACGAAACAGAGCACGGAGCTACGAC